CCATGAATGGTACGGCTCTGGAACATCGTTAATGTCTGCATACTGTTTAATAACATCCACAAAATCCATGCGAGTTATACCGTCTAATAAAAACACGGTTGTTTCTGCTTGTCCACGCAGTTCCCTGAATGATGAAAAGGTTGTCATTGTTTTACTTTCTTATGGCTACTACGCCACGGTTAAGAATAACTAGGTAGGTATCGTTCAATGCGCCTTCGGCAAGGTTGACTGTTGGGTTAACAATCCTGACAACATCTATTCCTTCTGCTGTTGCCCAACGCATCGGATCAGCACCCAATGTGTCTTGCAGGGTTTCATAGCGTTGCAGTTCGCTTCTGGCAAACTCAGGCATTTTTGCTTTAGCCGCTTCAAGTTCAGAAGGGGTCATCATGTAATCCTTCATTAAGCCGTACTCTTGTTTGATCGCATTTTTCTCAGCCAAAATGTCGGTTATTGATTCCCTGAATTGTGTTTTCATGGTTTCGTAATCAACAATTCGCGCTTCTGGATTTATTAACAAGTCCATAACTTTTCCGTGTGGGACTTCTTTACCAGTAGCGGTGTGTTCGCTGAAGTGAACTGCGGTTTCTTCAGAGATAGAAGCATAGGTGCCGTTACCAAAAATGCCTTTACCTGCAAACGGGTCACCCTGTTTGTATGCGTCAACATATTGCTGTACTACTTCTGGTGTTTCGGCGGCGATGCCTCTATAGACAGGTTCCCAACCTTGTGCTTTTAATGTGTCATATTGAACATCATTAACAAGTGTGGGTTTGGCATCAAAGCCTTGTTCACGCCACAAGCGTTCCATCAGTTTGTCACCCTTACCTGTGTAACCATCCCAATCGTGAACAAAATTACCTTTAGCGTCATAAAGAACTTCGTCATAGAACTGTTGAATACGGCTTTGTATTTCTTCACTAGCGTATTTAGGTTCGTTGCGTACAGGTTTCAATTCTTCTGGTGGAGAAAGAATCTCAGCCTCACTCACCAACTCATGCGTGTCCTGAACATTCGCATGATCCTCATCAGACTCAGGCTCAACAAAAGGAACATCACCAAAAATTGCGTCAGCCTCAGCCTGCTCATCAGGAGTCAACTCAACCAAATCCTCAAACGCCGCAGGAACAATCTGGCAACCACAATTCGGATGTGCAGGGGCTTCAGGTTCAGAACCAATCTCATACGGATTGTCAGCCTCATTAGCGGCGCAATCCTCACACACACCATCATCACCAGCGGTTTGCCACTCAACCATCGTCACACCAGCATTGCGATACTCATCCACATTAGAAGCATTAACAGCACGAGCCATCTCAGTATTAGCAATCATCTCAGCCCTGCGTGGATCACCAACAAGGTCGCGGATCTCTTTACCAACCGTTACAGGCGTAGCACCTGCCTCAACACCACGGCTCAGGATGTTGCTAATACGATCAAGAGTGGTTTCGTTAATACCCTTAATTTCAATAGAAGCACGGTCAAGCATTGCTCGCATACCAGCACCCATACCGTCAGACACCAGTTGTTTAGCCGCGTCAGCATCGCCAGCCTTCCAATCAACCCAATCAGCCGATGACGCAGACAATGGGGCTTTCTGTGCTTTCTTCAAACGGCGCACCAACACACGCGCACCCACAGTCCCCATCCATGCAGATTCGTAAAACAAATCTTCCAACAGGCTTACAGCGTCAGCACCATAAACAACAACATTTTTTTCTTTCAACCATTGGCGCGGAGCCGAAGTAGGTGTCTCCAGAAATTGACTGGCTAAACGCTCTGCGTCAACGCTCCCAACCGAAGCGAATCGGTCTGTATAAATCCGTACGAGCCTGTCCGACACCGTTCGCGCTGGATGGTTCTTGGGGAAGGGTTCCCTTCCCTTGTGGACTTTTGGGTGGACACCACCTGCCTTACGCAGATGCACGGCTAAATCACGAGCGGCTTGTGTGTCGTGACGGACAAGATGATTCAAACGGTCAGCAGTTTCACCATCAACAGTTTTGAACATGAAGTCACGCTTACGGTCACCTTTAGACCATTTAATGAATTGAGTTAGTTCAGCAGATTTGGATTCTGTTTCTACAGCCACATCATTAGTTGCATTTAACGCTTGCTGATCTGTTTCTCCTGCGTCAACAGCAACCGTTTCAAAAGCGGCGGCTACAGGAGTTAATACAGAACCAGCAACAACTAATGGCTGATCGGCTTCAGGGAATGAGAACAATGGCAAACCCATTTCGCTACGAACCTCATTCAATGGTTTAAGACCACTAAAGAACTCCATTTGTCTGCGACTGGTTTGAGCCATTTCGTCTGCTTCTGTTCCATCGCTGAACTGGAAGCGTAAGTCTTTAGGCATATCAAGGAAGCGGTATGACAGTTGATTCAACAGATCTTCAAGCCACATGATGAGTGGGCGCATACCAATGTTTTCAGCGGTGGATGCTTCGCCTTGCTGATGTCCTGTTTCTCCTAGCGCACCAGAAGCGGTCATACCTAACTGTGTTGGTAGTACACCGAAGTGTCCACAGATTTGTTGGATGAGCCAGTTGTCAAACTCTGATGAGTGTTTCTTGTCGGATGCTGGTGGGAATATGGGGTTCATGCCTGAAGGCAAGATGCGCATACGCCTGCGTTGTTCTAGGTTTCCTGCAAGTGCATCGTTAAAGACTTGTTCATAGCCACGCAGTAGTTCAGGGTTTGAACCAAACGAAGCATCTGTTTGCATCATCACATCAGGAGCGACACCATCTGTGAACTCTGTACGAAGCCATTGAAGGCGTTTCATGTAAAGGTCAACAAGTGTTAAGCAACGCTCTACAGGTGAGTAACCGTATGGTGTGTTTGTTCGGCGTGTGCGTGGCGCATACACAAGGTCGTCTTGTGTGAACTCGCCGTTGCTGTCTGCTGATGCGGTGAACTCGCCACGAGGGAAACCCCAAAGGATCTGTTGGAACGCAGGGTTCGGTGGTGTTGGTCGCATGCCGCGGTCATCGATCAGTGGTTTGATTGTGGATCCGTCGATGATCTGTAAGCCTTTGAGTTCGCCTTTGATGCTGCGTTGCGGGTAGATCGCTAAGGCGTCTAAAACTAGGATGTCTTCAAGTGCCATGTTTAGCCAGTCGCCGAAAACTAGCCCGTTGCTGACATCAGGCATTTCCCAGAACTGTTTGAGCCGATCTATCTCGGTGCCGTACTTGTCCTTTGCGATCTGCATTGCTTTCGTGTAGCTGCGTTCGCCCGTTTCCGCCATAATCTTTTCGACGGCGTCTTCGCCTAGGACGATGTCCCATTCCATGCCGATGATCTTGGCTTTCAACACTTCAATGCATCGGCGTAGGATGTCGATCTGTTCTGCAGCTGCTCTAAGCGTTCCAAAAGGGACGAGCTTTGTTGGTGTGATGTTGATGTTCTGTGCGGACGCGTATTCGTAGCGGCGTGGCTGCGGTCTGCCGTCTGGTCCTAGCGGGTTGATCGATGACGGGACGATCGGTAAGCCGGGGCTGAAAGGTATGCCCGCTAAACGTGGATCGCGTGGCAAGCCAACCGATACGCCGTATTGCTGCATTGCGTTGCGGATCTGATCGTCGGTGATCGGTGTGACGATTGGTTGCGGTGTTGCCTTGCTGATCTGTGTCGCTAGACGTTCGATTGCTTTATCAAAGATTCCCATGCGGTTAGCCTACCAGTGCCTTTATCTCGTCGGTGGTGAGTCCTAATGCGTGAAGCTTTGCAATCGCCGATTGACGTGCTTGCTCCTTTTCGGTGAGCTGCGGTTCTTCAACTTCGTATTGTTCGATGATGTTGTCGTTTGGTAGTTCGGGGTTGTATCCGCCTACACCATAAATTGTTACTTGCATTAGAAGCCGATCCATATCGTAGGTATGTAGCTTGCTCCGCCGTTCTGCACGAAGTTTGCGGGCAGTGATCCTGTTCCTGACATTGAGTATCCAGCGTATTCTGCAAACGCCAGACTTGCTGGTCCGATCAGTGATGACCATGCGTCGTTAGCTGCGGCGATGTATGTTGCTGTATTTGGTCCCGAGTCATGTCTGATCGCAAGCCACCAAAGTCCAGCGGTCAGTGGTT